GAATATACACGGTTGCTTCCATCAATTTGTCGGCAGAAATCTCTTGAACCGGGGATAATCATTCCACCTTCAATGCCGGGTGCTAATCCGTATTTGTAACGAACCACAATTTCGGTTTGCAATCTCTTCACCTCTTCAACTCCTTGTGGTGTTGTCTGCAATCCATCCTCGTATGATTTGATTAACTCTGCTTTGGCAAGTTTAGCAATCGCATCAGCAACAACCTTTGCATCCAGTTTGGTGATGTTCACGATGTCCCCAACTTGTAAACCTTTATTCTCTTTTAACACATTCAAGATGGCAGTTTCAACGGCATCCACGAACTCAAACTTGTAGGCTTCAAAGTTGTCTGCACTCTCTCCGTATTGTTGGAATACCTTAATGTCTCTTTCATCATCCCATCCAAAAGGATTTTGTTTTGATAGGGCAACGGCTTCAACTGGTGATGCGGATGGCAATGCATCCCCTCCAGCAATTGGTGGAAGATTTGCCAATTGGCGTTTCTCATTGATTGTCATATTTGACAACACATTGTTTGCAACCAAAGGACTCAAAGCATTGATAGCATCGTTCAAAGATGATTGTTTCACATCAGTAATCATCGGCAATCCAAGTTCCTTTCTCGCTTCTTCGTTGGTGATAACACCAGCAGTAAACAAAGCCTGATAGTCAAGACCGATAGGTGGTTTGTTGATGGTTTCTAAACGAACAGATGCAATAGGTTCAAGCAAGTATGCAAAGGTATCATCAATTTTTTGTTGACGGGGTTCAATGTAGGCGTGATGAAACATCTCATAAGCTTCCACCAACTCACTACGACCACCCAATTGACCTTCCACACGCACTCCAAACAACATTGGAGAGTTGACCTTGTGTGCAACAAATATCTCTTGTTGTACGGTCTTATTCAATAGGTCAAATTGCTTGTCAAAATCCGAAGGTTGAAGGTTGTTGATGACTGATTCCTTCTCTGTCGGATCATTGTATTGGATAATTAACCCACCGGCATTGTCCGTGCCTTGATAATTTTCTTTGAATCTCCTTGCAGTTGCACGAGCTTCTTCAGGTGTGGGGATGCCTTTGAATAACTGGATGTGAGTTTGTGCCGTAAATCCGTTCTTGATGCTATTCAAATAGTAATTGGAAATCTCGGTGTCAACCTCAATGTATTTTAACGCACCTACATAATCAGGCAAGGGATATTCGCCTTGTCCGGGGCGGTAAAATTGGCAATAGTATATTTGTTTGGATTCCCTTGTGATTGGGTTGTATGGTTGATAAGGGATTCGGGGTGCTTTTGCATCCGTCCAATCGGAACAATAGATGTATTCGCCCTCCAATCCTTTGCGAATGTCTTTGAAAGGGATGTGATAGAATTCCGAAGGTGCGGTCTTTGCCTTGTTCCAAATCACCTCAACGGCAAACCCATTGAACAACTCGGCATCGTATGCAACTTTGGCTTTGAGTTCTTCGTAGGTCTCGTAAGCGTTTATGTTTTTGAGTTTGGCTTCGGCTTTTGCAATCTCCTCCGTGTTTGAGCCAAATACCTCCGTACCTATTCCGGCAACATATGATGCTTTTGCAGAGACGATGGCATTGTGCTTGGGTGATTTATTGAATAACTCAATGAGAAAGTCAGGATAGAGATTGTCAGCACCAAATGTCACGAATCCCTTTGCTTTGTTCTCTTTGAAAACTGGCAACTTGTTATCGTGAAAGTTTATTCTTTGGAATATCATCTTTATCAAATAGCAACTTACAACGATTGCAACATAGATATCAAATCGGGGTGCGGATAAACATCAATTTTGTCCTTCCTAACAGAGTTGTGCGTGAACACTCCGTTCTTGCCTGACAATGCTCTTTTGGTCACATTCCAAATGTCTGCATTGTAGGTCAAATCAATTCCGTACTTTTCTTCCCACAACAAAAGCAATTGTTTGGTAGATTCAATTTGTTCTTTTGTGTAATTCTCAAAATAGGTAAATCCCTTGTATGGTTTGTCCAGTTTGCAAACATCCTTCACCTCCTTACCCAAGTAATTCAAGAACTTTCCGTTCTTCTCTGTCAAAAATCCCCAATTACAAATTTCAATGCCAATGGAAAGTTTGTCAAGTTTGATGAATGGCATCCCCACAAAGTGTGCAGATTTCAACCCCAAGTGATATGCCCAGTATTTGGAATCAAAGCCTTGAACGATTTCACCACTGCGAGAGATGGCAACGCAAGTGGCAATGTTTCCTCCATTCCAACCGTGAAAGCAATTAACACCATCACCACCACCCGCAGTATGGTGAAGATAGATTTGTTTTTTTGTTACTTGCTCTGTGAAATATCCGCTAAATTTAACTTGCTTCATCGGTAAAAAAGTTTGTGATGAACTTACCAACTCCACCTACAATGCCAATGATCAACATCAACTTTGGATTGTCAAGGTTCAACCCAGCAACAAACAAAGATGCACCAGCAATGGAATCACCAAGAACCCGAAAGCGTTTTGGAGTGGGTTCAAAATACCCTTTGAGCCTTGTTTTTTTTTTGAGTTCACTTGCCATCTAACCTATTGATTTTTTTTGCCCAATAGATAACCGCCAAAATGCCCGAAATAATACCAAGAACACCCACCCCAAAAGTAACAAGTGGCTGATAAATTTGAGCAAAAGTAATGAAAGCACTTGAACCGCTGACCGCAGTTGCAATTGATGCCGTTGTATCATTAAAGTTCTTCATTATTCTTCGGAAGGTGTAAATTCAATGCGTTCAAGTTGTTCAAGTTGATCGTGAATTTCGGAAAAATTAGGATCGTTTAAAACCTCTAATCCTACTATCCATCTGTCGCTTCCATCTTTGACAAATAACAACTCACTTGAATTGTGCATATAGCCATTTAAAGCGGTATATTGTTGTTCGTTGGGGTGTAATACAATTATCATAACGCGGATTTATAAGTATTATAAGCGTTTACGAAAGCGGTGTTTTCAGCAACCAACGAAGCACCCATAGCATAAGCGGAGACAGTGTGCGCTCCGTATGAATTAAATGACCTTAATACAAATTGATTGGAATTTACTATGCTCGTCGATGTTTGAACACCCGTTGTTCCAATAGTACCATTGTATAAATCTACGCTTGTCGATGATGTTCTGTGGATGGATTTAGGATTAATATCGACGGTGTAATCAAATGCAGCGGCAAGGACATTAGCGGTATTTATAGTTTGCGATGTAAAACTACTCCTTCGCATTGAATTATGACCTGTTGCCGAATTTCCATCTAATCTTGTCGTAGCAACAAAAGCATTGGGGAAAAAGTATCGTGAAGCGTTGTTTAATGTATAATTTACACCACTCGTTGATGGGTTGAAATTGGTATCAACATAACTACTTGTGCCATTACCCGTAAAACCTTGGTTTGTAGTGAAAGTGGGACTATTTACTGCCGTGTATTGGCTTAACCTTTTCCAATCGATTAACGCAAAATCTATATTCCCATTGGTAGCAAAAACCGCAAAAGTATCTAATTTACTCCAAACACCTCCCGCCTTCAAATCTACAACCAACTGATTTTGCAAAGTTTGTTGCCCCGCACTTGGTAGTGTATAACCTTGCGTAGTGGCATAGGTTAAAACGGCTTGATAATCGGTATCAAAAACAACACCACCACCACCACTTGGAGTGCCAAATAATCCAAGACCTAAACCAATGCCAATTCTGGGCATATTAATAAGCGATTACAGAACCCGAAGAGATTACAAATCCCGTGATTGTTGCAGAGTTACCCGCTGGAAGATATGCTCCTTGTTTGAAAGTCACACCACTCATTCCACGAGCTGAAAGAACATTTGTTCCATCAACGGAGAAAGATGTGAAGACGGTATCTTCTTGAACAACCAAAGCATTGTGGTTTCTTAATGTTTGTGTGCCTGATCCGTAGCGAATGAAGGCTGCACCTCCAGCGATTATGTCTGTTGAACTGCTCATATTATATGTATTTTTTCTGTTAAATTAGGGGTATATTCATCTTCTGTGAATGTCTTTTGAACCTTCAGGATTCCAATCTCGCACAAGATACCTCCGGCAGTTGAAACACTATATTCGTGTTCTCCTTCCAATAGGGTTGCAGTTGTGCCTTCAATGAACTGAAATTGATTGTATCTCTCCGTGTGAATTGAGACATCTGTCAATGTTGTTGTTACTACGGTTTCAGTTTGACGGTGGGTGAAGGTAAACACATAGGATGCAGCACTTGCCTTTTCAGTCAATGTGAGATACCAAAACTTTGTTTGCCCTTTGTTAATTACCAACATCTCTACAAAATAGCGAGAGTAAAAATATGTAACAAAAAAGGGAGAGCAAAACGCCCTCCCTCTTTGACCTATGAAACAAGAACCAATTAGATACTCAAAGCGGTAACAACGGTTGATTGTAATTTGTACGGTGCTTCAGCCTCAATTGCTGAAAGAGTAACTTCATAACCGT